GGCTTCAACTTAGCGCCATGCCAAAGAACAGGATTCAGTTCGTCATGATACTCTAAACTTATTTTTGTTTCAACAAGAGAACCTTTTTCTTGTTTCTCTTTTTGCATCAATGGACGGAGAACTTTCTTATCTTTCTCGTCTTCGTATGGTTCTAAATCTAGATCTGGTGGTACTTTTTTGAGATCTTCGTGCCACACTTCTTTGATTTGAGGTTTAAGAAACTCGTCGTAGGCAGACCACTTGATACCAGCTGCTTCAACAGCTTTACGTTCCTGATGAGTTGCGATATGATGTGCTTGCTGATAATCCATTTCGAATACATCAAGCAATGTTTTCTCAGTGTACTCGTGTATCTTAAGAAACTTAGTTAGATCATGACCTTTCATCTTTACATTAAGATGTTTGTCAAAGTAAATTGTCTTAGCGTCTTTTGAATAGCCACAAAGATAGGGAACGTCATACTTCTTTACGACTGGAATTGAGTTGAGTTTAGCCATGCGCGCGATAAACTTAGGATCTTTTATATACTTAGATGCTGCTTTATCCTTTATTAATTTACTATTCTTAAATAGCTTTGGCATTAATCTTTACCTTTATAAAGCAGTGCTAAGTCTTGTAGTGTATTTATGGTTGAATCTCGAGCACATATCTTTTCATATGTTGTTTTATCATTAGACCATTCAGTACCGGTCCACCATTCAAAACCATTAAAGGCGGCTTTATACATACTACCACGTTCATAACCTTGACCAATATACAGATAGTCTCTTATATTGAGATTGTTATATGCAGCTTGTACTTCGTAGTACACAATATGTTTACCAAGACTTATTTTTGGCTTATGATAATTCCATACAGTAAACTGAGATTCAACTCCACCATCATATCGAATCATTTTGGTTACAGCTACTGGTATACCTTCATCATAGATGATTAACCAACATGATCTTTGAAAATCTGAAAATATATCATATTCCCATTCAAACCCTTTGAGATTACTAAACTCATTAGCTATTGTTCTAATAGTTTTTCTCATCTCATCATCTATCTGAGTATGCCAAAACCATTTTACTTCTATTGTATCTGTAAGATCAGGTTTTCTTGTCGACAGCATATATTCTTCAATGTTTAATCGAACACTACGACAAGCATACCATTCATCGTAGGCTATTAGCCATCCGTTCTCAAGAGCTTCTTTTTCATATAAGTTTTCAGTATTCAATTTTAATCTAACAAGTTGTAAATCATAATTTTCCTGCGAACCATAAAAGTGTTCTGTTTTTATTTTTAACAATTTACCAGACCGAGATTATTCCTGCTACGTAGAGGATAGTTATAGCAGCTTCAATTATTATTAAAGACCATTTCCGCCATTTCCAGCCGATAATGATCCAGATGGAGTTACCTAGTAATCCAACAAATAGATTAGCTGGGTAGATATTAAATGAAGTCATAGCAACACCTATCAATACAATAGCTGTTCCTATCCACTCCAAAAATAATAGCCAATCATATTTATTGTTTCTATCCATTCCAATGTCTCATAACACCTACTATGATGAATATGTTTGTAATTATATAGAATAGAATAATTAAAGTTCTAATCAAAGCAATATGATCCGCTTCGCGATTATCATTACTTGCTTTTTCACCAAGAGCTTTTGCCCACAATCTCCACATTAGTAAAAATCCACTATCTCGTCTGCGATACCATATTTTACTGCTTCTTTTGCAGTCAACCAAACATCAGATGATGGTAACAAGTATTTGCTAATGTTCTTTTCGCTCATGCCAGTGCATTTCTTGTAGTGATTGACGATACGAGCTCTTGTATTATCAAACTCTTTAACAGCAGCATGAAGCTCATGATCTTTACCATGCGAACCCCAGCTGTATTGATGAGAAAGAATAGCAGTGTTGCGAGTAATATAGCGATGACCTTTTTCGCCAGCAATAAACATTAACAAACCACAAGAAGCAATTTCACCAAGCCCATAAGTGTAGATTGGAATCTTGCTGCCTTTCATTGTATCAATAATAGAAAACGCAGCAGCAACATCGCCGCCTGGAGAGTTGATTAGTGCTTTGATGAATTTAGGTCGATCGGCGGTCATAAGATTGCGAGCAAGGATAAACTCGATAACATCAGCTGCTCCGCTGATATCAAACTCTTTAAAGTACATCAAATAGTGATGGTCTGACAGCGAAGGAACGCTGCCAATATCTTTATCTGCCATAATGTATTACTCACTTTTATGCGAAGGTACGATATCCTACTACTTTTGATACAGGAAAGTAGCCAACCTGAACTGCATGGTCTGTATTACCGCCAAGCACCTTTACATACTTGACGCCTTCAAACCATTCGTATCCCATAAAGAATCCAACATGACCAGCTGCTGAATTGCGACCACGTGCCAACACAACGATGTCGCCTTGCTTTGGATCATGCGTTACTTTGCCCCAGTTAAGGAAACTGCGAGCCATTAAACTGTGAGTTGTTTCATATCCTTGACGGCGAAGAATAGCATTCGCAAAAGCAGCACACCAAGCGACATGTTGTGGGTCGATTGGATCATTCCATTCCGCCTTGAACAACTTCTTTAATGCTTGTTTGTCTTTCTTTGCTTCCTTACCAATCCAATCAGATGCAGCTGCTACAACGGCTGTCGCTTCATTGTCGCATGAAAACCATGAACAACCCTTAGCAACGACCTTACGCTTTTCATCTGTTGTAAGAGCAACTTTGTTATCTACGATTGGTTGATTTTGCTGATGCTTTCTAATTGCTTCCTGAATGGCAGCTTCATTAGTCCAGTAACCAGCTGTTGTACTATCATCACTTGTACGAAGAGCAGAATAATCGATTGGCTCTTCAGCGACAGGTTTAATTTTTTCGATGTGTTTCTTCTTCACCTTGTGATGTTTATAGTGATGAATCACTCGATGCTTAGGTGCAGCATGAGCGATATCGGAAGCTGTTAAAGCGCCAATCGCAACAGTTGCAGCTAGAAGTATCTTATACATATCATCTTCCTCTCGTTATCATAAAGGTATTTATTCCCTACGTTTCTCTAGTACCTCTATTAGTAATTTAGCTGTTCCGGTGTGGAAAAATCCGAGGGCTTTAGCGCCACCACGAGAGACATCTATCTCTTTTCCACGGACGAATGGGCCTCTATCGTTGACCACAGCATCGATTGTATTACCGTTCTCTGGGTTAGTTAATCTTAACATTGTACCAAACGGCAAGGTTCTGTGGGCTACTGAAAGTCCATCAGGATTATAGCGACTACCATCGGCAGTACGCTTTCCTTTGGAGTACCAACTGGCAACTCCATTGTATTTATGTTTTACGGAAGCAGCTTCAAGATCTTGTGCACATCCAAATAAAAACATAAGGATACTTATGGTGAGTAAATATTTCATACTTTCCTAAAATGGTACTCGTGGTAGGACTCGAACCTACGATCAGACCGTTATGAGCGGCCGGCTTTTACCGCTAAGCTACACGAGTTTAATTTGACAGGATTTCTTTTAATCTGTCTGCAGCATACGATGCGGCAAAGGCCTCTGGTTTAATCTGAGGTGTGATATTAGTCAATCCTTTAACATAACCAATAGCCTGTGTCACAACACAAGACGATCCGTGCATATAATCAGGATTGAGATCTAAATGCACTTCACAATGACGATCATCGATAGCTTCTTCCAGATCAAGATACATTTGTGCAGCTTTATAAACTTCGTTCATCAAACGTAGTGCTGGTCGATCCCTTCGGCGATCATAATCTACATCAGAAGTAACTTCACCGAATACTTTACACCCTTTATTACCATCATAGTGAATGACAATAGCAACTGTGTAATCAGCTTGCCAAATACCATCCTTACGACAATATCTGTATGAATCGGCACCAATATAAACATTAGTTGATTCAGATGTATTACGAATGAATTCTCTTACTTCATCAATATTAAACATAATTACTTCTTCTTGTTATTTCTGGCTTTGACCCTTACGTGGTCGGTTTTTGTGTGGATGTGACATCTTTCAATCCTTTCATAACATGTTTCTTATGGACTTTCACTACAATCCAGTTATTATAATAATTCAAATCCTCTAGACAGTCAACCGCAAATTGTGCCTTAGCTTCAAAATAATTACATTCACCTTTTGACTTGCAAAGCTTAAGAATAACTCTTTTGAAGTTATGTGTCCCAAGTTTCCCAACATCCTCTATTAACTCTTTATTAGAGCCATAGTATTGTTTCCAATCAGATTCTACTAAAGTTCTTTTCTTCTTACCTTTAACTTGTTTAGTTTTGGTAAATCTTAGTAGTTTCTTACCTATATATTTTCTGTTGTTTATAAGGTTTGTAATTTCATAAACAAATCCCACATAATCATCAAGTATTTCAGAGTCAACTATCTTACCTTCATACAACCAAGGATTAATATAACTCATTCGTCATCGTATTCATATTCATCATCCCAACCATCTGGTTCTAGAGGAATAAATTCTCCACAAAAAGGACAATAATCTGGTCTTTCATTATTATCTGATAACACTTCATATTTTGCGTCGCATTCTTGACAAGTAATTTGATTCATTTATATAATCCTTATAATAAGAGCAAATCTTTCGCCTTTTGTTATTCTTTTCACTCCATGTATATATTCAGCTCCTGCATCAAAGTCAATCATCATACCTTTTTTAGGGCTTATTGTTATACCTTGATTTGGAAAATATAATTCACCACCTTCAAAATCATCATTTAAGAAAACAAGAATAGTTCTTGTCCATGATTTCATTGTTTCAATAACACCGCCTACTATTTTACAATTATCAGCATGTAAATTATTAAAACTTCCAGTTGGATAATATCTTATATTACAAACATCTTTACGAGAAATATCATATCCAAGTTTTTTTACAATTGAATCCATTAATCCGTGTTTTGTACATGACTTTAAGTGATAACCACCAGCATAACTATTGTCATAAGGTTCAAGCTCTTTATAGTCAACAGTTGGGTTTACTTTAGTCATAAGATTTTCTATTTGATCATTACTAAGAAAATTAGATTCAATTTTTATCAATTTTTCTTATCCTTTACCAATTTCTTTAAGTCAACTACTTTCTCTTGCTCAATCAATTCAATGCACAAATTAGTGACGTCAATTTCTTTTTGAATAAAAAACATTTT